GAGACCCATACCGGCCTCTCGCTTTGCCCGAAGACTGTCACGCAGTACCTCGGGGGGTTCACTCGCGCCCGCATCGAGCACGCTCCGTTCATTTCCGTGGACAGTGTCCGCTACACCTCGACTGCCGGCACCACTGTTACGATGCCGACCACCGACTGGGTCCTGATTCGCAAGGAGCTCCCCACGGTATATCTGGACTTCACCAAGCAGCCGACCGCCAAGGACGGCACGGAGGTAGAGGTGAACCTGAGCGTCGGCTACAGCAAGGTTCCGGCCGACCTGGAGCACGCGATCATCGCCCTCGTCGGGACCTTCTATGAAAATCCGGGTTCCGTCCAGACCATCAACGGCGGAGGTCCGCTGCCCATGGGTGCCGAGTTCATCCTCTCGAACCTGAGGGTCAGGGGGTCCGTCTCATGAACCCTGGCACCCTGTGCTGGACTGCAACCGTGAAGCGCGAGGCCTCGTTTGACAATTTGGGCCGCCGCGATGGCGACTTCGCCACCTCGGTCGGTACCTTCAGGTGCAGCGTCGAGGACCGCGGAACGTCCGAGATCGAGTTTGCCGATGGCACTGCCGTGTCCAGGACCTACGAGATCCGGGCCCGCTGGGAATCCATCCAGGCACTCTCCTTGACCGAGATCGACCGCCTGCTGATTACCCCGGGGAACATCCTGGTGAGGATCTCAGGCATCACGAATTCAGGCCTCCAGGACCGCGAGGCCGTCATCGAAGCTACGGAGATCGTCCTGTGAGCCTGCCCCTCGCATTGAAAACGATGTTGCAGGGAATCACCGGGATCGCCAACTCGGCTGTCACCTACGGCGGCCGACCCCAGGGTGGAGTCGTGCCCTGCGTGACTTTCACGATCTCCGGCAATATTCCGATCAGCATCGGTGCCACGCCCATCCGGCGCGCCGACGTCGAGATCCGGTCCACCGCCCTGACCGCGGAGGATGCCCAGGCCCTCTCCGCGCTGGTCGAGCAGGAGATCGCCACCGGCACCTTCAGCGGCATTCAGTTCATGGGGGTCTACAGCCTCCTGTCGATCCTCGAGGCGCCTGTCCCGACCATCGGTGACGAGGCCGCCACTTACACCGCGCGCACTTCCTTCTACGTCGTCTACCGATAGGTAAATCACCATGGCAGCCTACACCGCATCCGTCTCAACCTTCTCGTGGAACGCAGTCGTGATCGATGCCGTCGGCACGGTCAGCCTGTCCGCCGCCCGCCCGCCCCTGGACGTCACCCAGATCGGCGCGGCCAACACCTACCACCTGCCCGGGGTCGCGACCTCGGTGGTCAGCCTGGACATCTACTACAACTCAGGCAACCACTCCGCCCTGACCACCGACTACCTGGCCGGCACCAGCCGTGCCTTCATCGTCACGGCGGCGACGGGCGATGCGGTCTCAGGCAACGGCTTCATCACCGGCCTGGACATCGTCTCGAGCAACCAGGACATCGTCCGCGGCTCGATCAGCATCCAGGTCAGCGGACCCATCACCGTCAACGGCACTGCGGCAGTTTCCGGCAGCAACGAGACCTAAGCCATGAGCATCAAGAACGCCCTTCAGCTGAAGAACCACACCTGCCAGGCCGAGGGCCACACCTTCGTCCTGCGCAGGCCTTCCATCGCGGACATGGCCGAGGCCGTCGTCCAGGCCAAGCAAGGCGACCCGGGCTTCAGCTGCTGGCTCGTCATGAACCACCTGGTCGAGGACGGCAAGCCCGTCTTCGACACCCCTGAGGAGGTCCTGGCCTGCGACGGCTCCTTGATCAACTTCCTGGTCAGCGAGATCGACGGGCTCTACGACGTGGACTTGACCCGGCAGCCCTCGAAGTCCTGAGGACTGCCAGACCCTTCGTGCAGGCACCTCTGGATCAGCTCAGCGTCATCTGGCTGGCCCTGGACAAGGACACGACCGACTGGAGTTCGATCCGCAATGCGCTTGACAGTCGACCAAAGCAGCCTCGAGCAGCTCATGCAGAACCTGGGCTCCTTCGACTCGAAGATCCGGAAGCGGATCGAGAAGGCGGCCATGGTGAACTTCGGGAAGTACGCCAAGCTGCGGGTCTCGGCGGCGGTGACCCAGGGCAACGAGTCCCTGGCGAAGAACATCGACTACAAGGTGGGCAGGACCAAAACGCGCCGGGCCAACGTGAACGGCAAGTGGAAGACCATCAGGCCGAGCGCGGCGTACTGCGTGGTGGGAGCGGTGAGCGGGGTTCCCATCAAGTCGTCTTCCCATGTTTCCAGGCCTCAGGGCTACACATACCCGAGGTGGTCAAGCAAGAGCCGTAACTGGGGCGTGTACGAGGCCCACCTGGCACGCTGGTACGAGGCCGGGTTTCGAACCTGGCGCAAGGGCGTGAAGTCCGGCAAGAAGGGCAAGGGCTGGCGCAACGGCCTCAACGGCCAGGGCCTTGGCCCCGTGATCTACAGGCAGAAGTGGTTCGAGCAGCTCGTGCCTGCCCTTGAGCGCGAGTGCATCCACTACCTGACCCAGGAAGTCGAGTCCGCCGTGATGGACAGCTCCAGGTACCAGCCGCGGCCCAGGCGCAGAAGGATTCGATAATGGCAAAGAAGTCAATCAGCGACATCGTGTTGCGGGCAGTGGTGGATACCAGCGGTGTCGCCGCTGGCCTGAACAACATCGGATCCCAGGTGGCCGGCCGCCAGTTCGGCCAGACCGCCGGCGGCCCCATCGGAGCATCAGGCGCCGCGGGTGGGTTCGTGAACCCCCATGGCGGCGGAGCAGGTGCCGGCGCGGCCGCCACGGCTGCTGCGGCAGCGGCAGGTGCGGCGGCAGGCAGGGGAGTAGGTGGTGCAGGTCCCGGCGGGGCCGCCATGCGTGAGGCAATGGCCGTTACCGGAAACCCGCTCACAAATCTCTTGAGCAAGCGGTATGTGGCTCCGCGTTTTCGCAAGCAGGAGGATCTGCTCAAGGCAGCCAAGTTGGCGCAGGACGCCGGCAGCGGCATGGCGGCCAGGGCATACGTTCGCGAAGCTCTGCGGGAAGGTGCAGCTGGAGCTATGGCGTCACGGCGCCTCAGCAGGTTTGCCGAGACCCGTGCTGGTCGCTTCGCCGGCGGTGCCGTAGGCCTGGCATCCCAGGTAGCAGGCCTCTCGACCAAGGCAGGCCAGATGATGGGCATGGGTCGCTTCGCGCCCCTGGGCGGAGCAGCCATGGTCGCAGGCGGCATTGGCTATGCAGGTGTCCGGCTCGGGCAGCTTGGCAACGAGGGAATGCCCTCCAGGTTCAGCGACATCACCCGCTTCCAGTTCGGCGCCGACCGCGAGGCGGCCAGGCAGCTGAAGCGAGACTGGAACCCGGCCAACAGGAAGGCCCCCCTCGGCTTCATCGACAGGTTCCTTGTCGAGGGCCGCAAGGCCAACAACGGACAGGCCACCTGGCTGGAAAAGGGCATCAAGTTCGCCGGTGAGACTTACCAGCAGAAGGCCGCCCAGATGGGAGCGGCCAGTGCCACCCTGGGCGGCACCCTGTCGACCATGGCAGGACTTGCTTCTCCGCTAGGCATGATGTATCAGCAGGGGGCAGAGATGAAAGGCGGAAGCACCGTGTCGAACCTGATGGAAGTCGCCTCTCCGCCATACATGATGTACATGACGCTCAAGAGGATGTTCAACTAATGGCTTCCCCCCAGATCAGCACCACGTCCTTCACCGCCTGGTACGTCGGCCACGGCATGACCGATGCCGACATCGGCCAGAACCAGGAGATTCAAGAAATCTGGATTGTCCAGAAGAAGGTGGACGCCGGGGTCAATCCCCTGACGGCCGCCTGCCGCTTCGTCGAGGACGACTACCGCCTCATGCAGGTCGAAGGCGCCGTTCCCTACACGGGCCAGCGCTACGTCGACTGGTACCCCAACTCCAAGAACTGGATGCAGTTCGCGACCCTGGTCTCGAAGACCTTCGAGTTCGTGGACAACGGCCGCGTGAGGGTCGTGTGCAGGTGGATGGCTCCCTTCCACACCAGCAGCAAGTGGTGGACGACGAACCCGGGCCCGAGCTCTCCCGTCGACATCGCCTACGACCTGAGCGTGGACTACAGCACCTCTTACCGCGGCACCGAGATGTTCCGTGCCAGCGTGGTCACCGCGCCGCCGGCCACCGCCGACAGCACGGCCAGCGACATCGGCGGCGTGCCCACCATCCCCGGCATGCAGGGCCAGCCCTTCCAGATCGAGCAGCTGCGAATCCGGGTCAGGCGCGCGGTGGACTTCAAGTACCTGCCCCAGGCCCAGCTCATGCAGGTCTTCACCCCGCAGCTGAACACCCTGAACGACACGGCCTTCCTGGCAGGCAGCCTGAGCGTGCCCAACCTGGCTGGCGGATCCAACCTCACCGTGGCGGTCGCAGGCTATCCCCGCGGAACCGTCCTGCTGGAGTCCTTCTCGGTCGTGAAGCTCGAGGGCCAGTACGGAGAGGTCATCTTCGACTTCATCCACGAGGACTACTACGCGTTTCACGACCAGCTCCCGCAGCTGGATCCTGACGGACAGCCCAAGCGAAACGCCACCGGAGACGAGCTGTCCGACGTCAGGTGGAAGCGTGTGCCCCGCGGGTACACCGAGCACAACAAGGTCTTCTTCGACCAGAACACCTACACCGGATCGGCCTGGGCTCCGGCCGTGTCCACCGGCTACCTCAAGCTGGCGCTCCAGGGCTGGTGGGCAAGCTGATGAACCCGAAGCGGAACACCACGCCGAAAATCGAGGGCGAACCCCTGGTGTTCAACCAGGAGGACCAGCTCATGATCGTCGTGTCCAGCGCGGTCCTGGATGCCGGCACCTTCAAGTGGACCTACCAGGTGCGCCCCGCCATGGCCTCGGCCACCACTCCCTTCGCCGGCGTGACCAGAACCGGAGTGACAACCACCAAGCGCGCACTGTCAGTTTCGGAAATGGGCAACACCAGCACCAGGGTGTGCGGGGGCGTCCTGGTGTCCAACCTGCCGGCCGGGTACGTCCCGGTCAAGCTCCATGACGGCTGCGCGGTCTGGTGCAGGGGAGCTCGAGACGACAAGGGCCAGTTCTACTGGGCCATCCTCAGCCCCAGCCAGGCCATCGACGGAACCTGCTAAGACCCTTTTCTGGTAGAATCCCAGCATGTGCACGCCTGCCATTTACTCCTTTTCGATTTACCGGGGTGACGATTACTCCCTGGTCTTCACCATCGAGGGGAACAGGACGTCCAGCACTCCGACCCTGACCTTGAAGACGACCCTGGAGACCGGCACCGTGGCCCTGGCGATCACCACGCCGGCCATCACCCAGGCCTATGACGCTCCCAACAACTGGACCCTGGTCACCGTGCCGTTCAGCGCCGCCCAGACCGCGGCACTTACCAGCGAGGTGTACTTCTACGACTTCGCCTACCTCACCGGCGCCCTGAAGGCCACCTGGCTGGCCGGGACGATCGCCCTTACGAAGGACGTGGGGACTTGAGCAGCACCGCGATCACCATCTACCCGCCGGACACGACCGCTGTCACGATCCAGACGCCGCCCACGGTGCGCCTGTCGATCGTCGAGCAGCTGGTCACTGGCGCCGCCAGCACTCCTGTCAGCGTCCAGGAAGGCCTGGGCATCGACGTGGCCGGCCCCTCGGGCGGCGCCTACACCGTCAGCGTCGACTTCGCCGCCTCGGGTGTGTCCTCGGCTACCGAGGCCGTCCGGGCTGATGACAGCCGCCTGAGCGACGCGCGCACTCCCACGGCCCACACCCACG